ATTATTATAGAAACCAAAGGTATCTTTAGCGCAGCTGATAGAAGAAAGCATCTTGAAATACAAAGACAACATCCTAAGTTAGATATAAGGTTTGTCTTTAGTAATGCTAACTCTAGACTATACAAAGGTGCAAAGTCTCGTTATTCAGATTGGTGTAACAAGTATGGTTTCAAATGGTCACATAGACTAATACCAAAGGATTGGTTGACAGAGCGTGGAAAACCTTGTAAAGAAGTTAGAATAACTGTAAAAAGAAGGAAAGCCTAATGGCTCGTTATGAAGTTAAAGAAGATGAAGCGGCATTGGTTGTTAAGCCTGTTATAGAAGAAGATGGAAGTTGGTCAGGAGATATTGCTACTGGTATATATGTTTCTCCACATCTTGATGAGGATACACAGGCTCACTTAGTACACGTTATAACTCTTATGTCAGCTTTTCTAGACTGGGTTGAGCAATACCCAGATATCTTAGATGAGATTGAAGATCATCGTAATATGTTAATGGAAGATTATATGGAAGAGAAGAAGAAACCAGAGATAACTAGAGAAGGTAATGTTCTTCGCCTTACTAGATGGACAAAGACAGAGGGAAGTGCATAATGACAGATTTTGCTATAGAGGAACTCTTTGAAGGTATGGAAGAAGAGTTTACTAAGAAAGAGCCACCAGTAACGGGTCACAACCCAGTAAGTAAACCTGTTCATTACAATCAGGCAGGTATAGAGTGTATCGAAGCTATACGTGCTATGACTTGTAAGATGGATGGTACTAGTGCTTATATGGCTGGTAATGTGTTGAAATACGTTTGGCGTCACGAGTATAAGAATGGGCTAGAAGATTTGGAAAAGGCTCAGGTATACCTTGGTTGGTTAATTGAAAACTATAAAGGAAAGCATAAATGAGAAAGTTTAGTATAACTTTTCTTCTTAAACTTGATGAAGACAATCACATCCTGTCCTCTGTAGAGGAAGCTCACGAGGAAGATGTTTATGATTACATCAAAGACTTGTTCTATGACTCAGAAGCAATTAAATTAGAAAACTTAAACATAAAGGAACGGCAATGATTAACGAGACAGATCTAGAAGCATTCGGATATTTTGATATGTTTCAGAACAGCCCTGACTACAATAAAGACCCTGTTAGATTTTACAGTCAGTTTGTTGAGGATAAGGTTTTCACTAAAGGTAGGGAGCGTTTATTAGAAAACACTTTAGGTCTATGTGGTGAAGCAGGTGAAGTGGCTGAAAAGATCAAGAAGGTATTTAGAGATAAAGGTAAATTTAGTGATGAAGATATCTTGAAAGAGTTAGGTGATGTACTATTTTATGTAACGGCCTTATCAAATATCTTTGGTGGTAATCTACAAAAGACTATGGAAATGAATATGGAAAAGCTTGACGATAGAGAGCAGCGTGGTGTTTTAAAGGGATCAGGAGACAATCGATGAATAACTATCTACCAACAGACTACCAGAGCTTCATTGCTCTATCACGATACGCTAAGTACTATGACGGTAAAGGGCGTGAGACTTGGGGCGATACAGTTCAGCGTTATATGGATAACGTAGTACACCCAAAGGCTGGCAAGGACAGTTACGTCAAAGCTATTGGTGAGGCTATTATGGACCTAGAGGTTATGCCTTCTATGCGAGCTATGATGACTGCAGGGCCAGCACTTGACAGAGACAACACTGCCGGGTATAACTGTAGCTACTTACCCGTAGATGATCCTAAGTCCTTCGATGAGGCTATGTACATCCTCTTGTGTGGCACTGGTGTCGGGTTCTCTGTCGAGCGTCAGTACGTTAGTAAGCTCCCGGAAGTGCCTGAGTTGTTCTACAGTGATACCACAGTCGTTGTCAAAGATAGTAAGGAAGGTTGGGCTAAGGCGTTCCGTCAAGTTCTTGCTCTCCTCTGGGCTGGTGAGATCCCTAAGTGGGATGTTTCTCGTGTACGTCCTGCAGGTGCTAGGCTTAAGACGTTTGGTGGTAGAGCCAGTGGCCCAGCGCCTCTAGTAGAACTGTTTAACTTTGCTATCACTACGTTTAAGAATGCACAAGGACGTAAGCTATCCAGCGTTGAGTGTCACGATCTTATGTGCTTCATTGGTCAGATTGTCGTAGTTGGTGGTGTACGCCGTAGTGCTATGATTTCTCTGTCTAACCTGAGTGATGATCGTATGCGTCACGCTAAGTCAGGTCAGTGGTGGGAGACTGCTAGTTGGAGAGCCTTAGCTAATAATAGTGTTAGTTACACTGAAAAGCCTGATATGGAAACGTTTATGCGTGAGTGGATGGCATTAGTTGAGTCTAAGTCAGGTGAGCGTGGAATCTTTAATCGCCAAGCAAGTAAGAAACAGGCTGAGAAATATAGCCGAAGGGATAGTAATTACGACTTTGGTACTAACCCCTGCAGCGAAATAATTTTACGCCCATATCAGTTCTGTAACTTAACGGAGTGTGTTGTACGTGCTACGGATACTATTGAAGATCTGGAAAGAAAAGTTCGTATGGCTACGATTATGGGAACCATTCAGTCATCCTATACAAAGTTTCCCTACTTGCGAAAGGTGTGGACAAACAACACAGAAGAAGAGCGGTTGCTTGGTGTGTCACTTACGGGAATAATGGACAACCCTCTTATGACATCAGCAAACTCTGGATTGGAGAAAACTCTTGACCACCTTAGAAATGTGGCTGTTGCTACTAATGCTGAATGGGCTGACCGCCTTGGTATACCTCATAGCACTGCAATTAGCTGCGTCAAACCATCGGGAACAGTCTCCCAGTTGGTGGCTTCAGCCTCTGGGATTCACGCTCGCCATAGTCCCTATTATATCCGTACTGTGCGTGGTGATAATAAGGATCCCTTGACGCAGTTTATGAAAGATAAGGGCGTCCCTAATGAACCTTGTGTGATGAAGGGTGACACTACTACAGTGTTTAGCTTCCCAGTCAAGTCACCAGAGGGTGCTGTTACTCGTAATGATATGACTGCTATTGAGCAGTTAGAGACTTGGCTAACGTATCAGCGTCACTGGTGTGAACATAAGCCAAGCGTGACAATATCAGTACGTGACTCTGAGTGGATGGATGTGGGTGCATTTGTGTATAAGCACTTTGATGAAATGTCAGGTGTGTCTTTCTTGCCACACACAGACCATACTTATCAGCAAGCGCCTTATCAAGATTGTTCAAAAGAAGAGTATGAGGAGTTACTATCTTCTATGCCAAAGAGTATTGATTGGACAGAGTTAACTGACTATGAGAGTGAGGATAACACTGCAGGCAGTCAAACTATGGCTTGCTCTGGGGATTCTTGTGAAATAGTGGATATAACCTGATGACAAAGGGTATTTACACATTAGTGGGGCGGGTTGACTGCCCTCACTGTTCAAAGGCTATGGGTCTGCTAAGAGATAAGGGTTGCACAGTTAACTACTATTCTCTTAATGACTCTAAATGGGTACTTGACTTATTCAAAAAGTCTGGTATAAAGACGGTTCCACAAATTTGGGATCAAAGTGGTAGCTGCATAGGTGGCTATCAGGAACTAAAACAACTCCTTGAAAGGGAATAACGATGACAGGATTTGAATTTATGGCAGTCGCAACTATCGGTATGGTAGTTGTTGGTGAAGTAGTTAGTTTAGCTGCTGAGTATGGCCCACCTCTTGTAGATCAAGTAATGGGTTGGTTCTAATGTATGCGTTAGTACTCATTATGATGTTTGAGGGCCGTATAAAAGTTCAAGCTTTTGATGGTCTGTTTATGGATGCTGATTCTTGTAAAGAAGTAGCTGTTCAAATGGAAGACAGATTAATGAGTACTAGACCTACACCAGAATCTTCAGCTAAAACGTATTGTTTCCAAGTACCAGAAAGTGCATAAGTATGGGCATAGAAGAAGAAGCCAAAAGGCTCACAAAGGCCAAGCAGGAAAAGTTTTATGATGAATTAGTTACCTTGTTACTACCTGCTAAACGTCATATAGAGAGCCACCTCTATGATTCACGCCCAAGAGAGAGGGCATTAGAGAGGCTTGATGACGTTGCTACTATAGCACGGTTTGCTGCAGAACTGTTTAAACTAAAATAAAAGGGGGCCGAAAAGCCCCCTCTTTTTATTATCTTTTGTTTTCTTTACGGTAAACACTTATAAAAGAAAAATATGTTTGTAGTATCTCTAGGGATTCTGGATCATTACCTAACTCCCCTATATTACCATCCCATCCAAATCGTTCCTTCAAGAACTTCCTAGCCTCTGCTCTCTCTTCACGAGAACCAGTAACTGCAGCCTTTCTTCGTAAGGCATTTATGGAACCCTCTGGAAGATCCGTTGTAAGCAAGTGCTTTCTTACCTGAGATTTAACATCATTCCTTATACTATTTAATTGAACTCTTCTTGTATTAACACTAGCGTTCTTCCAGCTATCACTTCCTATAACGTCTAGTACCCTTTCCTCGAATATTGGAACAACAACCTCATTCAAGATCTTATCGTATGCAGGTATCTGGCTTCTTTCGTTAGCCTTCCAAGGATGTGCCTCTGCCATAGAGTAGGCTTTCTCTACACCTGTTCTAGTAGGGACTTGGGTTATACCCATAATTCTTAGGATAGGGTTAGCATCTTTAATCTTCCCCTCTCTTGTAGCTACTCTAAGTTCCTCCCCAGTAATCCCATCAATCTTATCACTAAAGATTTCTAGTAGGTTATCTACATACTTTGATGCCCCTACAGTGAAGGTGGAGAAGCCTTTCTCTTGCCTAACATCCTTAGCTGTATCTGAGTCGTTTATAAATCCAACCATCTTATTCAAAGCATCTAGTGGGCGTGTAAAGCCAGCTAAGATATTACCACCCTGTTTATACAGAGCATTGAATGAAGCCTGTCTAGCTCCCTCTTCTTGGTTATACAGAACGTCAAACATATTGTACAAATCATTACCAAACTGTAGATCTCTAGCGAACTGGCCTACAGCTAACTGTGCAGTAACATCTTCGATAAGATCCCTTGGTACAGTCTCACCATTCTTAGATAAGTTACCAGCGCGTCCTACAGCAAGCCACAGAGATACCGGGAACATATTCTTAGCGTCAATAACCTTACCGCCACCAGTATCCATATGATGCCAAGCATAACCCTTCTCACGCTTTCTCTCATCGTATTCCATCGCTAACTTTAAAGACGAGAAACCAACCAAACTCCTAGAGAAAGCCTCTACTGTTTTTATGTTACGCTTCTCTTTCTTCATAATAGCTGATGCACCCTCAACCATACCACCTACACTCCACTGGTAGGCCGTAGCTAAAGTGTTATTAAAGAACCGACCAAAGGGTAAGATCGTACCAATGACAGGTATGTTAGAGAAGTTCTCCACCTGTTTAGCCGCTGCGTTAAGCAACTGGTCTTCTGTGGTGTAGTCCTTAGCAAACACTGACTTCATAGTCGTATCTAGAGCGCCACCAATCACATCATCATCAATGACTGACAGATCACCTTTCTTTAGCGTTTCCTCTAGGGTAACTCCCTTGTTAAGTCTTAGCCACTTGTCCATCTCAGTGATGTACATCTGTGACTTAGTAAAGGTATCTTGTAGCTT